GCTTATAATAGTTTCTCAATTAATATAACCAGGCGACAAACCACCAGTCCAAGGCTGGCACGCGCTCCCGGAGGGAGGATTTCGATACTAAGAGCTTTCAAGCCGTCTCTTAGTTCGTGTCTTTGGTATGGAATAAGGGCAAAAACCTCCTTTAATTCAGAGGAAAAACCTTAAACTCATCCCTTGGGTATATCAATATATGAAACGTTCTAAACGTCCTACCAGTGAAACAACTCTCTACTTTACTCACGCAGCAGAGTGGATAGCCTACTCGAACCTATCCGCATCCTAGAGTGGAAGTCCTTAACAAAAGTCGAGGTACCATTGAGGGTGCAGGTGAACCAGGGAGGAAATGGCCTTATGTAGGAACTCGAACAGTTGGTTCTCCAAGTCATCAGGGTGCCAAGGAACATAGGTGCTGTCCTAATCTAGATTATGCTCTAAATGGATAGCGACGTTATATTCCCAGCACTCAAAGTCAAGATGAGTGGAGGCCCACATGGTCGAGACGACGATGAGGAATTCCCAAGGCCACTGACGGTCACGGCTCAGCACGGCCAACCAAACAGGAATTATGAATCCTGTGTCCTCATCTTCCGGATCCAAGAGGACCCTGTAGAAGAGGCTGTTGTTTTGGTTGGCTGCCTGCACTTAGGGTATGGTGGCGTCCTAAATGCTAGACAGGTGAGTCGTCACCTCCAGGCTGTTGAACAGCTAGCCTATCTGGTTTACGAAGTGTGTGATGCTAACTTAAGTGGGGTGCGGTGTCATTTTGATTTAACATACTCCCAGTGAGGCCCAGTGTGTAAGGCATTCTGGATAAGCTGAAAGATGAGAATACCTTTGTAGCGGAGTTAAGAACGAACTAGATAACTGTGTTAGGTTCGGCCCATACCTCCCAGGCTGCCGCCCAGGCTGTACCGTCCGAAACGGATCTAACAAGTTAATAAAGTCCGTGGTTAACAGCAGCTATGCCAGGTATAACAGCTGATCCAGACACAAAGCTGCCGAATGCTTCAAGCAAATACTTCCCCCTATCATAAATAGAGATGGTATCTCCGGCAGCAATGGCCATGGCTTTACCCAACACAACGGACCCCGATCCAATATATGATGAACTGGAGGTGGTAGTAGTATATGCAAACTAGTTTGTCAAGTTAGTATTAACCTAAGGGTTAAGTAACTCGATAGTGTAGTCTACAAATATTGTCCCGAGTGCCGTTTCACTTGAGTTTCCAGCAATCCAATAAAGAATGGCGGGAAAATACTCAAGATACTCGGTCATATCCGGATCAAAAATGCTACTAGACACGTACCATTCTGTCACTCTGGCGGCGCCTCTTCTAGAATACTTGATTGCCTAAGGCAACCAAACATTAGCTTATTACGCCCCCATGTAACTCATTAACTGGGCCTGGGTGGATGGTGAATCATCAAGAATGTCGTAGTCGAAACCAAAAGTTAGCGTACCAGTGGTATTGCTACCAACAGTGGGTATAAATCGGTACCGAAGGTCAACAATTTTGAATTTGTCGAAACCTCCTGCAATCTAAGACAACCAAGGGAAGGATGCTGAAATTCCTGGGTTCACATAAGCATATCCTGTCGTGGCCTGGCTAACCGACGCAACGAACTCAGTGTGGGTCACCCTTACGGGTGGCACTGTTGTTCGATTTGTGATCACATTTCCTACGGCTTATGGGGCCAGCACGGTCTTATCCCTTGAGGGGTTTCCTTTCTTTTACGACACGTGGGGCTTTGCTGTCTGTGGTCTTCTTTGAGTCTGTTGATTACTCTTTGGCTTGTTTGACTTCTTCTTCTGCGACTTATTTGGCATTTTGTAAGTAATATATGGGTTGAGGTGTAGCTTTAATAGGGACGTCAGTGTCTAGAATGACGTTCAGGGTTGGGAATTCCTACATAGCTACAACAACTTGTTCTTCAGAGCTTGTTATTACTTCAATAAACCTTTACATCTCAGTTTCAAAAGCATCAAAACTGACCTCATAGACCTCGGCAAACCACTAACGTAGCCTGGGAAGATCAGGAGAAATCAATTATGATTTGCTAGCCAATTCGTACTCACCATAGTCTGGGATTCCCATTTAATACTTGGCGAAGTAGGGTAAGTGTCTATAATTCCAGAAAAGAGTGGTGACTTAATCCTTCCACCATTACTGCAACTGTCTATAGCTGGTTTGTGTTTTCTAACACATTCCCATACCAGCTATGGTGCGACCAACTGACCTTGTCAGTATAAGGCTGTCTAGGCCTTCTTCAACCCCTGTATCCTTACAGGGCATGAACCTCCCGGAGCAATAACTCGCATGGGCTAAACTCTACGGGAATACGGGTTTAATCGTGTAACCATAGTCTTTACCCTTTTGAATGACGGCTTCCTTGAAGTCCTGGGGTAAGGGTCGATTGACGCCTGTGAGGGTGTCGTCGCCAAGGAAAACAGTGCAGGCGCACGTAGCCTCAGTGTCCATTAAGATATCCATTTCAGTTAGTATAGACAAGAGGGAGTTACCTACGGACGTATTTCCAACGCCCGATTACCTGGTGTGGGGAATGCTATAGTAACTAGCTTCACCGAATTTGGCTACCATCTTAAACTGGGTCTTAGTCATGAACTCTATAACGTCCTCGGGCACACCGAAGGCGCGGTAGAATTCCCACTCTATGTAGTGTGACAAAGCAGATTATGAAGCATCAAAAGTAGATTTGTCAGTTTCAATCCAGTTATGAGTGGTTAAACCACACTCAGCTATGAAAGCTCCTATTTGCTCTCCGGTTCTACCGCAAGTGTACATGGCCTTCCAATTGATGAGTTGACCCTTCCTGCTTCTAATGTGCACTTCTTTACCGTTGAAGATGTCGGCCACGTGGTGGGTGAGGTACCACATGTACGGGACATACTTGATCATTGCCGATTCAGTGGCATGTCCGTTAATGGCCCTGGCTGCCTTATCAACGAGTCCATCATAACCGAGGTATCCGTATAACTTCTCCTATTTCTAGAAGTGTTTGAACTTCAACTCAGCTGTCATGTGGCCTCTAGCTTCAACATCCAGTAACATTTCATCGTAGGCTG